GAACATCGTCAAGCAGTACGCCCCGGACTTCACCATCCCGGGCGCTGTGAAGACCGGTGAGGTCGAGCTCGGCCCCGTCAGCGTCGTCCTCAAAAGGACGAAGGCTGCGGCTGTCAAGACCAACATTAAGGTTCAGTAACCTTAAGGTTGCGTTAGTAATCTGTAGTACACTGAGCACATGACGTGCTCAGTTACAGATTGCGGACGACCTGCTGTCACCGCTGGATTGTGCAACGCGCACTACCTCCGGTTGCGGCTTCACGGCGACACTCAGCCAGAGGTCCCGATTCGTGTCATAACGCGCGGACGCCTCTCACCCCCACTTTGTTCGACGGGGTGCGGCAAGGTCGTTCTGGCTCGCGGTTGGTGCGCCACCCATTACCAGCGGTGGCGCACCACCGGGGCACCTGGCGATGCTCAACTACTCCGCCAGCCCGGCGACCCCGCGGCGACCGAGAAGAGATGCCGGGCGTGCGGCGAGGTCAAGCCGGTCGACGAGTTCTATGTCGACAAGCGCAACACCGACGGCCGCATGTCGCACTGCCGCTCCTGCATGATGGACGGGCAGAAGGACGGCCGTCGTCAGCGTCTCTACGGCCTGTCGCGCACCGACTACGAAGCGTTGGGGAAGGCCCAGCGCGAGCGCTGCCCGATCTGCAAGCGGGCAACCAAGTTGGTGGTCGACCACTGCCACCGCAGCGGCAAGGTTCGGGCGCTGCTCTGTGACCGGTGCAACCGTCTCCTCGGTGTCGCCGGTGACGACGTCGCACTGTTGCAAGCGTCGATCAGGTTCCTGAAGAAACACCAAACCTAACGCCCTTGGAGGGCAGCATGGCCACCATTCACAGCCCCGCCAAGGGGTTCACCGGCAAGACGAGCTTCGGCCCACTCGAGATCGAGTTCAAAGACGGCAAGGCCACAGTCAAAGACCTGCCCGACGGGGTACGTCAGTACCTGCTCGGGGCTGGATACACGGTCGGCAGCACGACCGCCCCACAGCCTGAGCCCGTTCCACTGGTGGACGCCCGCGACTTCGCTGAGCAGCAGGTCGTTGGCACGAAGCTGCGGGACGCCGCGGTCGATCCGAAGCCTGAGGACTTCCTCGCGCCGACGAACGCCGGCAAGGCGGACCCTCATGGCCCGGACGTTGTCTCGCCCGGGATCCATGCCAATCAAGGTGTGCGACCGATCAAGCCCGGACCTGTCCACGTCGACGACACCGACAAGCAGGACGCGGCGGAGACCGCACACGCGGTGGCGTCCACGGACGGCACTCCGATCGAGGCAGCGCCGAAGGCGGAGAAGAGCGCCGCCAAGAAGGCTGCGCCCAAGCCCAAGGCCTGACCCCCTGTTGTGCCCCGGCCCCGACTCCGGGGCGCGGCAGGCCCCTCACTTCACACCTCACTTCACACCCCACCGGGAGGCACACCGTGCTGATCTACGCGACGTCTGCCGAACTCACCACCTGGCTCGGTGTGGCTGCCCCCGCCAACGCCACCACCCTGCTGCGCTCCGCATCAATCCTGGTCCACCGGGCCACCCTGACCGCGATCTACGACGTCGACGCTGCCGGCCTGCCCACCGACGCCGACCAGCTGGCCGCGTTCCGTGACGCGACCTGCTCCCAGGTCGCCACCTGGATCGCCCTGGCCCTCGACCCCGCCAAGGGTGCCGCAGGCGCGGCGAAGGTCGTCACCTCGAAAAGCATCGGGTCCGCGTCGATCACCTACGCCGTCACGGCTGCCGCTGCGGCGATGGCCAATGCGGCGACGGACCTGTCCCAGGAGGCCCTGCTGATCCTGGCCGATGCCGGGCTGACCGGGTCGCCGTGGGAGCTCGGATGAGCGGCGACGAGCTCGCGGACTTCTACGTCCACACCATCAGCGTCCAAACCCTCACCGGCACCAGCGCCTACGGCGACGTGTTCGCCGCCCCAGTCACTCTTGACCCGGCCACCGACACCGGCGTGTTCGTCGACGACAAACGCAAGCTCGTCCGCTCGAGCAGCGGCGCTGAGGTCATCAGTGAGACCACCATCTACGGGCGGCCTGCACTGGCCGCAGTCCTGCTCGAAGGATCCCTGGTCACACTCCCGTCAGGCAGGGTCGCCACCGTCATCACCACTGGGGCCCGCGACTCCGCCGGCCTGGACCTGCCCGATCATGTCGAAAGCACGCTGACCTGATGGCCTCTCGCACCGTCCTGGTCATCCACCTCGTCTCCGGGACGCCACGCCTGCACCTGTGGTGTGACCGGTGCATGACATCGGCCGGCTTCGAGGTCAGCCTCTACCGGCTGGCCCCCAACGGGGTGCACCTGTTCGGCACGGTCCGCCGCTGCGATCGCTGCGATCGGGAGGAGGGCTGATGGGCCTCAACCTCCCCGGCCGTGCCGAGCTCCACGCCGCCGGCGTCACAGGTCTGACCAAGGCCGCCGAGCACCTGCTGCAGGTCTCCAACACCCTCGTTCCTCTAGAAGAGGGAACGTTGGAAAGATCCGGAGTCGCGTCGGTGGATGAAGGGAGCCTTCGGGGTGCCGTCTCATACGACACCCCATATTGACGCGGTCAACCAGCACGAGAGCATGGATTTCCGGCACGATAACGGGCGGATCGCGAAGTACTTGGAGGTCGCTCTCACCAGCGAGACCAAGGCTATCGAGGAGATTATCGCGAACGAGTTCCGCAAGGTGTTGGGCACGTGAATCATCACTGTGGAGACCGAAACCGGGTAGAATGAGCACAAGACCCCGGCGCCAGCGCTAACTGACCCGGGGCGTGACCGACATAGGAGTGTCGATATGGCTAAGGCTACCTGCACCGTCGATGGTTGTGACCGTCCGGCGCGTACCAAGGGCCTGTGCAAACCGTGCTACCGCCGTGACTACTACCTGCGGAACGGTGAGCGTGAGCGGGCCAACTTCAAGGCGTGGCGAGAGGCGAACCTTCAGCATGAGAAGGCTCGATGGGCGGCCTACCAAGAGGAGCGCTGGGGCGAGCAGTGGGCTGCATCGGCTGCTGCTCGGGCTGAGCGTCTCGCTGCGGATGAGAAGGCTTGTACCCGCTGCGGTGCGGTGAAGCCGAAGGATGATTTTCACTCTGATCCTCGGAAGCTAGATGGCCGCTACTCGTGGTGCAAGACATGCTTCAACGATCACGTTCTGGCTATGCGTGATCCCGTCGCAGAGGCCGCGCGCGGCGCCGCATACCGAGCGACACCGAGGGGTCGAGTCAAAGGTCTGTCTCGTACTGGCCGCTACCGGGCACAGAAGCTTGCGACTGAGACGGAGCGTGTCGACTACGCCGTGGTCCTGGCTGAGCACGGCATGGTCTGCCACATCTGCACCGAGGACATCGCGTCTCTCGACGACCTTCATTTCGACCACGTCATCCCGCTGTCCAAGGGCGGGCCGCACGCCGCGGAGAACATCCGCCCGAGCCATGCCCTCTGCAATCTGCGGAAGGGTGCCCGCCTGATCGCCTGACTCTGGAGGTGCCGCGATGGGGTTTGAATCAGATCTGCTGACCGGCATCGCCCAGCTCCTGGCCACCGCCAACCTCGGAACATGGCGCGACACCGGCGTTTACGCGGCCGCTGAGACCGGCATCGTCATGGACACCGTTCCCGCCAGCCCGGACCGGGTCATCACCCTGACCGACTACGTCGTGGCCGACGACCCAACACTGTCCGACTCCGTCATCGGCGTGCAGGTCCGCACCCGGTGGGGCGGCCAAGACCCCCGCCCCGTCAAAGACCTGGACGGGTCCATCTTCGACGCCCTGCACGGGCTGGAGGCCGTGACCCTGACCGGCGGCATCCGAATCGTGTCCATGTTCCGCCGCTCCGGGACTTCGATGGGCCAGGACGCCAACAACCGTTGGGGCCGCTCGTCCAACTACTACGCCACCGTGCACCGCCCCAGCACCAACCGCACCTAACCCACCCCTGCAACACCCGCACTGAGGAGAAACATCATGTCCCCTGTTCCCGCACGCGTCCAGCTCGGCCCGGCCACTCTCGTTCGTGACTGGTGGCTGGACGTCAATACTGGCACCACAGCCGAGCCTGTCTGGATCGGTGTCTTCGGTATGGAGGCGTTCAAGATCACCCAGAACACCACCTGGAAAGACACTTCCGACATGGACTCCGGAGGCTTCAAGTCGTCCACAGGCACTGCTCTTGAGTGGGGACTGGAGATCAAGGTCTCGGACAAGCTCCAGAGTGGCGCGGCTGCCTACGACCCCGGCCAAGAAGCGCTACGCGCCTGTGCTGGGTCCTTCGGTCTTGCAGGCAACATCGAGATCCGCTACTACAAGCAGGACACCCCCAAGTCGAAGGCATTCCAAGGCATCGTCGGTGTGGAGTACACCCACGATGGCGGCGCCATGGATGACGTCGACAAAAACTCGTTCAAGCTCATTGGTCAGGGCCTTCGCAACGCGATCACCCACCCGGACACGGTTGCGTCCGTGCCCGTCGTCTACTCGTTCGCCCCGATCACCGGCCCGGCCGCCGGTGGGACCCTGGTGACCGTCCGCGGCTCCGGGTTCACCGGCACTGTCGCGGTCACTGGCGTGAAGTTCGCCACGACCAGCG